AGATAGGAAGTACCCTTACAAGCGAACAGGAGGTGTTTTACTTAGAATTGGCAAAAACACTTGTAATGAGAGATTGGTTAGGAGAAGATGGGGAATGATTAGTTTAAATACAGATGAAGTTGTGAGTGATTCGGATTACGAATTAATAGAAGCCTTTTGTTTAGCTTTAATTGATAAGGACTCTTATTCAATGAATGAGGTCTTATATCTTGTTAACGAGAAGATGTCTGTAGAGTGTTCCTGCTTAGAAGAGGATTGTATTTGTGGCAAATGGTAAGAATGGTAAGAATTTGATTCATAAGTTAGACAAAGCGACTCGTGATAGACATTTTCCTGAGTCTAATGGTGGTAAGGGTAGTCATGCTAGAAAGTCTACAGTAGAAAGTAGAACAGTATACAAATCTAATTACGATGCTATTGATTGGTCGTACACGCCATCTTCCTCTGGTAAGAGTTACATTAAGTCGGGAAATTAAATGAAGATCGAATATAACTTAATGGCTCAAGGCCAAGTTCTACAGGATTTTAACGATTGTCGAGAAAGAAACTCTTTCATCATGGGGCCGTTAGGTTCCGGTAAGACTGTTCAGTGTATTCTAAAATTATTTGACCTGATGTGTGAGCAAGAGCCTGTTAAGGATAAGCAACATAAGAACTATGGTGTACGCTTATCTCGTATTATTGCCGCACGTAATACTTATTCCGAACTGTTCTCTACGACGATTAAGGATTGGCTAGAGATACACGGTGAGTTAGGTGACTTCAAACAAGGTAACAAAGAGCCTCCTACTCACTTTATCCGCTTTAAGCTAGAAGATGGTACTAGGGTAGAGTGTGACATTGTATTCATTGCCTTTGACCGTCCTGAACACGTTAAGAAAGCGCGTGGTATCCAGACTACATGGGTATGGTTAAACGAGACTAAAGAACATTCTAAAGCTGTCCTTGATATGCTTGATCTACGTCATGGTCGTTATCCCTCTAACAAGGAAGGTGCGCGTCCTACACATCATGGAATAATAGGGGATAGTAATGCTCCTGATGAAGACCATTGGTACTTTAAACTAGCAGAGATAGAGCGTCCTGAAGATTGGGCATTCTATCGTCAAGCTGGTGGTGTGATTAAAGACGGTGAGAACTGGTTAGTAAACGAGAAAGCAGAGAATCTTTTTAATCTACCTGAAGGTTATTACCGTAGGGGCTTACAAGGAAAGACTGATGATTGGATTAAGGTTAATCTAGCCAATGAATACGGCTTTGTCTCTAACGGTAAACCTGTCCATCCTATGTATACCGATTCTGTCCACTGTCAACACTTGGAATTTAAGCCTGATAAAGATACTCCTATTGTTTTGGGCTTTGACTTTGGACGTACCCCTGCGTGTGCCTTCTTACAACGTACATCGATTGGACGTTGGGTATGCTTTGACGAGGTTGTACTAACGGATTCTGGTGCTGTTGACTTTGCGCCTAGTCTTAAACGATACATTGAAGAGATGTACCCTAACCACACGTTTAAAGGATGGGGTGATCCGTCTGGTAACAACAAGAACCAATCTAACTCTGAGACTCCGTTCCAGATTATGCGAGCCGCTGGCATCCCTTGTCAACCTACAGTGTCTAACGATCCTATGAAGCGTAGGGCCGCGCTAGAAGTACCTATGAAAGAAATGTGTATGGATGGTAAGCCTAGATTTATTGTCCTGCCTAAAGCCTCTATGATCCGTAAAGGTCTACAGGGTGGCTTCTGTTATCGTCGTGTACAGACTACAGGCGAGAGATACACTGATGAACCAGATAAGAATGAATACTCTCACCCAGTAGAAGCACTAGAGTACGCTTTGCAGGGAGAAGGAGAGGGTCGTTCTGCATTAGCTCGCGCTGGTGGGTTTGATAAGACTCATACAGCAAAGATAAAAGTTAATGTCTTCTAAAATACCTACTAAACTTTATGTTGTCTTTGAGGATGATGGTAATAGGTGGTGGTCTTTTTTCTTAAAAAAAGGAATTAGGCACTGTTTTATTCTAAAACCTACAGGAAAAGAGTTCATTGTGTATGGAAAAAACACAAAAGGGTTCGATTTGTTTACGATTAAAGACGAAAAGAGTATAATCGACGACATATTTGTAATAAAAAGCTATATACCTAAAGAATGTAAACGGCCATTATTTATATTAAATACATGCGTAGGCCATACTAAGCAGATATTAGGAATCAACAATCCTTTTATTATAACTCCATACCAATTATTAAAACATCTGAGGAAACAATAATGGGATTTATGAAAGCACCTAAAGCCCCCGAACCAACAGCACAAGAACTTGCTGGTGTAGCTCGTCAGTCTCGTATGATTGATGAAGAAACCGAAGAGATGGAAAAGAGATTAAAGGCCGCGGCTAGAGGTAAAAGAGGCTCTAGTTCACTACTTGCTAAAGCTGGTAAGGCATCTGTTGGTATGAGTAGAAGAAGCATGGTTGGTGGCAGTTACGGAGGAGCAGGAGGTAGCCGTAGAGGTTCAGCTAGTGGCGGTGGCGGTTACAGTGGAACGTCTTCTCCTAATAGCCCTGCACCATCTACCTTTAAAACAAGATAGGCTACAACATGAAACTGCCAAAAGAGCTAGGATCGTTACAAGATTTAAAAACAAGAGAACAGCAAGCATTTCAGAAGATGGCTTTATGGCATGATCTTCTTGATGACTGCTATGAGTACTTCCTGCCTAACAGAAATTTATTTGATGACTTTGCTACTGGTCAGAAGAAGATGGACAGGATATTTGACTCTACTGCTATCGAAGCTATCCAACAAGGCGCAAGCAAGCTACAAGAAAACATTGCTCCTATCTGGGGTAACTGGGCTACCTTTGCACCGTCTGTAAGTGTTCTTAATATGCTAGAGTCTGGTGATTACGATGTATCAGAGGAAGAGATTAGAGCTAACCTAGAACAGCAAGCAAGCATTGTTTTTGATTACATTAACCGTTCTAACTTTGGCACACAGTTCTTTGAACATGCCCTAGACCTTTTGATTGGTACAGGTACGTTAAGAATTGATGAAGATGAAAGCGATGACATGCCGATTATCTTTAATGCTATTCCGCAGAAAGGTATTGCGTTTGAGGAAGGGCCGCATGGTTCTATTGAAACTCATTGGCGTAGATTCACCGTTAAGGCTCGTAACCTAAAGCGTATGTGGAAAGGCTTCAAGCCCTCTGAAAGCATTAAGAGCAAGATAGAGAACCAACCTGACGCTGAAGTAGAAGTCAGTGAAGGTGTTGTGTACATGCCTAAGTCTAAGACTTACTACGGTTGTGTATGGGTTACTAGCGAAGATAGAATTAGTTGGATGCAAGACTTTGGTAAATCTAGCCCTTGGGTAACTGGTCGTTACTCTAAAGTAGCTGGTGAGATTCGTGGTCGTGGCCCTGCTGTCCAAGCATTGCCTGATGTTCGATCACTAAACAAAGTTAAAGAGTTTGTATTGCAGAAAGCCGCTATTGACTTGTCTGGTATGTACACTGCAACCGATGATGGTGTAACTAATCCCTACAATATAGTTATAAGTCCGGGCGTTGTTATTCCAGTTGGTTCTAACAACTCGTCTAATCCATCTATACAGCGTTTAGACACTGGTACTAACTTGCAATTAGCGCAATTTGAGATGAATGAGCTACAGAATTCTATCAAACGTGCTTTGTTTAACGATCTGCGTGACCCTACTGGCCCTGTTCGCTCTGCTACTGAGATTGCTATTGACTCAAGAGAACTAGCCAAGCGTATTGGTTCTGCCTTTGGGCGACTACAGACAGAGGTTCTTGTTCCTATCCTCAAGCGTGTTGTTTATATCTTGACTCGTCGTGGATTACTACAGCCTATTCAGTTAGATGGTCGTGACATTGAGATTAAATTCTTATCACCTTTGGCAAAAGCGCAGGATGGCGAAGACATTATTAACGTCCAGCAAGCTGTTCAGTTTGTATTGCAAAATGCTGGCCCAGATCAGGCTAAGATTGGCTTTAAGCTAGAGGACTTTGGTACATGGGTAGCCGCTAAGACAGGTATGCCAGCCGAGTTAGTCCGTTCTGATACAGAGAAGGCCCAGATCATTCAGGCTGGTGCTGAAGCGGCACAACAAGGCATTAAACCTTCACAAGCTCCGATGCAAGCTCAATGAGTTGGTCAGAAATTAACCAATCTGCTGACCCTGCCGTGGCTAAGAAACAGGCTGACATACGCAAGCAAAATGCGTCTGACTTGGCTAAATCTTACCACAGGGTCTTTACAACTGATGACGGTCAGCGTATCTTGTCTGACCTGACTAGAAGATTTGTCTACGATAACGACACTTCTTTTGTATCAGAAAACATTAATTATGAGGCCGCGTACCATAATGGGGAGGCTGGAGTAATTAAGTTTTTAATTAACCAAATGAAACAAGCTGAAATATTATAGGACTACACTATGTTAGATGAACAGGCCGCACCAGAAGTACAAAAAGAAGCACCACGCGATACCCTGCTAGATCAAGCACAGCCAACTTTAGAAGCTGGAGAATACTTCCTTGCTGATGGCATTAAAGGCACAGGTGACGCACCAGAGTGGTTAAACACTGAGAAGTATAAATCTGTTGCTGAACAAGCCAAAGGATATGCTGAGTTATCCAAAAGGTTTGGTGGATTTAAAGGCGCACCTAAAGATGGATATACACCCCCTGAAGGTGTTGAAGCAGACGATGCTTTATATCAAGAGCTAGAAGCGTTTGCTACTAAGACTAATATGAACGGTGATGCTTTCCAAGAAGCGTGGGAACTACTGTCAACACAAGGCGAAGTAGCAGAAGAGTACAATCAAGAAGTCGAGTTAAGCAAGCTAGGCGACAATGCTCAAGAGCGTATTAAGACTGTTGAAAGCTTTATGAAGAACAATCTTGATGCAGATACTTACGAGCAAGCTAGAGGATTGGTTACTAATGCCGATACTATTGAACTTGTTGAGTTACTAGTTAGAGCTACTGCACCTACTAAGCTACCAAGTGAAGGTGGTCACAATCCTGAAGGGTTATCTAAAGAAGCCATTGAAGCAGAAATGTTTAGAAAGGATGAAAACGGTAATTTACTACGAAGTGTAAACCCAGAGCATGATGCTAAAATTAAGAGAATGTGGGAAGCATGGGGCGGCAACCAGTAGTCATTTGATTTCTATAGGGTAAAAGGTGTATAATCCGTACACTGGATACCCTTTTTCCAAAGGCCCAGTAAATTTAGGTTGAATGCTGACCAATTTACTGGGTACTCAGCTTAAACCTTGAAAAACTTTTTTTAATTACTCTTTTTCGAGGAACTTCTTATGAGTAAGACTCTCTCATCTGTTGCAGTCACAGAATTTGACTCAATGGTAAAACATGCCTATCAAGGCGTTGGGCTATTAAAGCCCGCTGTTACTATTCGTAACAACGTAGTTGGTGACACTTACAAATTCCGTCGTATGGGCAAAGGCCTAGCTAACCAGAAATCTACTTCTGATTTGGTTACTCCTATGAACGTAGCGCACGAATTTAAAACTGCTACTCTTAGCAACTGGAATGCTCCAGAGTACACCGATATCTTTGACCAAGCAGACGTAAACTTCGACGAGAAGCAAGAGCTTGCAAGCACTATCGCGGCCGCTATTGGTCGTCGTTGTGACCAGCTTGTTATTGATGCAATGGACGCGTCTACTCCGGATGCTACTGATATTGCCGCTGGAACTACTGGCCTTACTATGGCTAAAGTTATTGCCGCACAAGTTGCTTTGCGTGGACAAAATGTACAGAACCAAAACCTTTATGCTGTTGTAAATGCTGATGGTCTTCGTGGCCTTTTGAATGACGAGTTAGCTACATCTTCTGACTATCAGACAATTAAAGCTCTTGTTTCTGGTGACATTAACAGTCTAGCTGGATTTCAGTTTATCATTCTGGGTAATCGTACAGAAGGTGGATTGAATATCTCAGCCGCTAATACTGTTGACTCTTGGTTCTTCCAACGTGATGCTGTTGGCCTTGCCATCGGTATTGACATGAAGACTTCTGTAGATTATGTTCCTGAGCGAACTTCATATCTATGTAACGGCATGCTTAAAGCAGGTTCTGTTGTTCGTGACAACGGTGGTCTGGTTAAAGTTTTGTACAAAGACAACGTATAAGGAGAACTATTATGGCTTTTATAAGATCGGGTTTATGTCGTATTGGTGGTTCTGGAGAGGGTGGTAGCACTTGGCAGTATACTTCTGTTGACCCTAAAACTGATGTTGATGCGGCAGATTATTTTCTTGCGGCTATCAGCGAGTTGGCTCTTGGAGATGCAATTATCTGTAAAGATACCTCTACTCCATCTGCTCCAGTAGTAACTATTACTTATATCAAAGCGCGTACTGCTACAAGCATTACTGCGGCCGCTGGTACTACAATTACAGCATAAGTAATAAAGTAAGTTAAAGTAAAACGTCTGGGGGGTTCGCCCCCCTTTCTTTATTAATTTTAAGGTAGCGTTATGGCCAGTAAAATCCAATTAATCTCTAATGCATTAATTTTAATTGGCGATTTGCCTATCACTTCTTTAGAAGGCAATTCTCGCGCACAAACTGTAGCTAACAATCTGTAT